GAGTGAGCGGTCAGTACCCGCTTTTTTATCTCGCCAATTTTATGGAACAGACAATCACATTTTCTCTCAACGATGAACAGCTTGAGAACTTTGAAAACACACTGCTAGAGGCCAAACACAGCCTTCCAGATGATGAAGAAGAGTTTCAAGCAGCACATGAAGATAGCCCTGCTGGGACTATTCGAGAGCTATTAGAACAGATGGTTAAACAGACAAACAGAGGTTATGCGACTTCTGACTACATGAATTGTGAGGTTTAGTGATGACTAAAAAGGTAATTTACTATCCACAGGCAACCATACTCAAGTCTTACGACACATTCGTAGCAATCAAACGTCCTGCTGCTAAAGATATGGTTACAGATCAGTATTACAGCAAAACCACTACCCGCCAGATTAATGAATTTTTTGGCGGTGCTGAAAAAGCCGTGATGGTAGAAAAAGTTTCACAAGAAATTATTGACGTAATAGCCAAGTTTTTAGAGGAGTATCACAACTGCCCTGATGAGGTCAAAGCCAAAATTTTAAATTACATAGAGGAGTAAACCAATGAGAAATTTTTTATTAATGTTTGCGGTGTCAGGTTTGTTCTATACGACCCTATCTGGCACTCTCTACGACATGACAGTAGCAGATTGTAATGCTGGTATTGAGGCAGCTTGTAAGGAGATCGCCCAATGAAACTAGAACCAGCTAAAGATAAATACGAACTCTTATACCAAGGTTTCGTTCTTTTATTTACTTGTCCTACTTCTAAACATCGTGAAGAAGTAAGTGAAATGATTGGTTGTATGCTTTTAGATCCAGACATTACACATGAACGCGCACAAAATGCGTGTGTTAGAGCTATTGAAGTTCTACAGCTTGAAAAAAATCTTATGAAACAATTTGGAGGTAAAAATGGCTGAATTTGATTATCAGAAAATGAATGACTATGTTACTGCTGATCCAGAAGTAGCAAAACTTAGAGAAAGAAGAACTCAATCACGAAAAAAAATTGAGAGTTTAAAAACTTCTGCTCGTCATCACATATGTAAAATGCATGGTTTGTATTTAGCAAAAACAGTTGTAATTGATAAATTTCAATATGAATCTGCTGGTAGTGAAGCTGACGCAGTGCTTGAAACTATTACAGGCCAATGTTCAGAATGTTGGGAAAGTGACTGGCAAGCAGCAGAAGAAGTTGTATTTGATGGACAACTTAGTTGTGCTATTGCTATTGGAAACTTAGCGAAACAGATTTATAAGCTAATTGAAGATATTAATTTTATTTCTACCGCTGTCGACACTTTGGAAGATGAACTAAGAAAACAGTTCAGAAACCAATTTTTTAAAGATCAAAAAACTACTGAGGAGGTAGAACAGTGAACGGAAAGCAACAAAATGGTCAGCACTTAGATTTCACAAATCTAAAAGTGCAGCAATGGCTTAAAGATTGTCCTTATGAAATAACATCACTACAGCAGTTGATGTTTGAGCCAAAGGATAAAAAACAAGTTGAGTTAGTAGTAGAAATTCCTGTAAATGAATGTGCAGTAAACTTTCAATACTATGGTTTGACACTTGGTAAAAAAACTAAGGAGTTAGAAGAAAGATACGAATTATTAGATCAACAATACAAGAAATTGATTATTGCAGAAGTAAAAGAGAAAAATCCAGTTAAATTAATTCAATTAGAAGGAAGATCTTCAGCAATTTATAAACAAAAGAGAGCAATAGTTACACAGTTAAAAGCAATGATTGAGGCAGAGAAAACAGGTGTATAACGCTATCTGTTTAACTCTATTGGTTGTAGCAGCATACACAAATTTGTTGCTGACCATTAAAAAAACTGGCAGAGGCGATCCCCTCGCCCATACCAGTTTCAACCCCAAGAACCGCACCTAGCGGTCTCAATTTTATTATAACCATGATTATTCACGAAATCGAGCCAGTTACAGTTGACTTTGCAAGCTATAGAGCAGACCCTGCATACAGCGCTAGTGATCTAAAGATTATTACAAAGCACAATGCTAGAGCGCTATGGCATAGCAAGTTTAATGAATTGGCACCCCCAAAACTTCCTACACCCGCTATGAAGTTTGGTACTTTTTTCCATGCTATGTGCTTAGAGCCTGAAGAATTTACATCTCAATTTGGAGTTGTAGAAGATAAGCGCACTAAGAAAGGCAAAGAACAAGTTCTCGAATATGAGAAAAAAGGCATGACAGTAATTACACCACAAGATGCTGCGTTAGCTGACAATATGATGTCATCAATATGCAGTAATCCTGTTGCTTGGGAACTGTTAGACAAAGGAAAATCAGAACAAAGTTTCTGGTGGTCACATAGTGCAACTGGTTTAGACCTCAAATGTCGCTGCGACAAAATTAATGGCGATACAGTTGTAGATTTGAAAACTACAGGAGAGGGTGGTGCTTCCCCAGATTCGTTTACCAAAACAATAACGAATTTCAACTACCATCTCCAAGCAGCACATTATTTACAAGGTACAGGCGCTAGTCGTTTTGTATTTGTAGTAATAGAAAAAGTATTCCCTTACAACATAGGTGTGTACGAATTAGATAATGAATTTCTCGACAATGGTTATGAACTCCAAGAACAAGCGCTTCTTAAAATATCTGAAGCAACTAAAACTGGAAAATGGCTCGGATACACCGATACCGAACCTAACGGAATCCAGACTCTCGACAAACCCTACTGGCTTGGCAACAACAATGACTAAACCAGAATTTAGAGTCATGCAAATGACACCCGAGAAGGCAAAACAAATCTTAGTTGCCAAAAATAGAAACAATCGTAGTATTAGACCTTCTAATTTAAAAAGGCTTACATCTGCTATTGAAAATGGTGAATGGAAAATCACTAACAATGGATTAGCTTTTGACGATCAAGGCAATCTTATAGATGGTCAGCACAGGCTTGCAGCTATTTTAAAAACTGGTAAAACGCTTCCTATATTAGTTTGTTCTAACATGGACAAAAAAATATTTGATTGTGTCGATACTGGTGCTGCAAGGACTGCTGGCGATGGCATAGACATTCTTGGTAGTTCTCATGGTAAGACTATTGCCGCTGCAATTAAGACTTATTATTTGTACACTAAATGGCCTAAACGTGCATGGTCTAGTACTGTTGCTCCTACGTCAGCGCAAATTGTAAAAATTTACGATGATAGGAAAGACACTTTTGAAGCTGTTTATTCTGTACTGAATAAAAAACATAAAAATTATAAATGTTTTCCTAAAAGTGTTGGCTTATGTTTTTCTATGGCTTGCCTAGATGCTGGCTGGTCAGATATGCAAATCTGGCAGTTTTGGGACGCGGTTACACTAGGTGCGAATCTTACACCAGATAGTGCTGTTCTTTCATTTAGAAATCAGCTTAACAATGTTGAATACCGCAAGCGCGGTTGGTATGCGTCAAGATTCATCTTGAATGCTTTTATCGTTTGCTTTAACAAGCACGTTCAAAATGTTCCTACTATCAGGTTTATTGCACCTAGACCAGATACAGATATGTACAAAATACAAAAACCATTACATAAAGAAACTTCAATCTTAGAGGTAATTAAAGCATCATGAGCATAATGAAAAAACCTAATTTAAAAGGCACTATTCAGCCACAAGATATTTACAAAAAAGGTAGATACAGTTATGTGTCTTGGGCTAGGACATCTGAGTACCTTAATGAACTAGCAACAGGTTGGGACTTTCACTTAGAAATGCCACCAACTTATGAAACAACTGGTGTCGTTTGGGCTGCACCAGATGGCACAGGTTATCTAATGGGATATTTCACAGACCCTGAAGGTAAGAAAGGTGCAATTTATCCATATTCAATTATGGACAATAGGAATGACCCAATGAAACTAGATAAAATTTCTGCTAGAGACATAACCGACTCTCATAGACGCGGTTTCTGTTTTTGTGCAGCAAAGGAATTTAATCTAGGTAGTGAGCTATGGACAGGTAATGAGATTGTAAAAGCCTCAGAACCAGTAACACCATCTAAACGTCAAGCAGCTATTCAGCCTAGACAAAACATAGCTGTATTAGCTAATGCTGCGATTGTGAAATCTACTACAGAGGTACAATTAGACAAACACAAAGAAACCTTAACTGAAAGGTATTCAGAAGGGAAACTTTCTGAAAAAGAATATAATCAACTTATTAGCCTAATTAACGCTAGGAGGAAAGCATTAGCAGCATGAACAAAATCGAACAACAATTTTTAACATCTGACCAGTTAGCTGAAAGATATGGGTTAAGCCCTGCAACTATTGTTGATTGGAGACGTAAAGATCGTGGACCCGAGTACTACACACTTCCCAGATATGCGATATCATCGGGTTCCGCTAAGGTTCGCTACGTCGACAACAATAGTGCAAACCCTAATGCACCAGAAAGAAACATGATTATGGATTTCACTTGCGAAGAAGCAATGAAAGCAGCAAATTTTCTTTTCAAGAAATGTGAAGAGGCCGAAATAGAAGGCACTACAATAAGAATCTATACAGACAAGAAAGAATTTACTGAGGAGTCTGGATTCTCCCTTTGGGGCGGTATGTGGGGAAATACTGGCAGACTTCAGCCTTTACCACCTAAAGACGCATCTCAGGGCAATACAGAGTCTAAAGATGACTTCCCCTTCTAGCTTTCCTTACAATCCTTACGAGGGTCAAATATTTTACGACCCTGATACGGAAAGAACTTTTGAATGCCAGTTTCGAGACCCTTTAGATCGAATGATTAATAAGCACCTTGCACACTATGTCTGGTGCGATATTACAGAAGATGGAGAAAATTACACTTTCAATTCTTTGTCTGGTCGTTAGTTTGAGGCTATAGATTTTATTATCCGCCCCTAGTATGTGAATGAAAAGACTGCTAGGAATAAAATAATTATTTCTATGTAAGTCCTCAATCTTTCCCGAACAAAATATACTTCAGGCGCTTTATTAGAGGCGCTTTTTTATTGGTTTTTTTTCTTTTTATAAATAATCTTTCTTGTTGTTCGCACATAATCTCTAATGCCTGAGCAATAAAATGAGATTGTTTTGCATTTGCTCGCGCTAATGTCTGTGCTATTTCCTGTAATTCAGAAACATTTTTAATTTTTTTAATATCTGCAATAGATTTTTCTACTGCAAATTCATGCTCAAAACTAGGTTTAGAGTTTAAAGCACCTATAATACTTTTCATTTTAGGCTAGGCCATAATTTTGTTTCAATTAAAGCTACGACTTTGTCATCTACTGTGTTGTCTGTAGATTTTACTAATGCCTTCAATAAATCAAGAATTAATTTCTTAACTGCGTTAGTTTTGCAAAAAGTTAATAAAATCGGTTTTAGAATACGAATCATTACATTGTGTGTTTTTCCAAACATAGCACTGATTATTGAATTTTGCCTTCTAACCTACTGACCGCCTGTGATAGCTTATTAAGTCGGTTGTATATATCTATTATTGTTTTTTCTCTTCGGTTGCTCATGTTAGACAAAACCATAACAAAAGCTGTAGCTGCTACTCCTATTAAAGCTGCATATATCTCATTCATGAATTTAAGCTATAATTATCATTAGTATGACTAATAAAACTACTTATGGCAGAAGAAAAGAAAAATACTCCTTCACAGGTTATTCCAGCAGAAGATGACAAACCTGATTATCAAGAAAAAATTACGTTTTTAATTTCTACTGTTGCTCAAGGTTTTATTCTTGCTTGGTGCTTAGTAGTGTTATCTCTTGGATACATAAAACTCCCTAACAGATTATTTGGTTTAGATATACCAGATCAACCAAGAGTCGATAGCACTTTTGCCGCAGGTTTGCTCGGAAATATTTTAGCTGGGATGGGCGTGTCCGTTAACGCAGCACAAGGAGCTAAGAAGAAAAAGAAAGAAGAAAAAGAAGATAAAGTTGCACAAAGTGACGGTATGGTTCAGACTATAAGAGTAATTACACCTATCAAAATTGAAGGTGCTGAAGTAATTGACCCCCCATCATCTAAAAAATGAAAAAACTATTTCTTCTTACAGCATTATTAATGCCAGCAGCCCACGCTGATTTAATGCATAAAATGACTAGCTCAACTCAACTTACAGTTGATGGAGCATATACCATTGCTGAACGTGGTGCTAGTACATATAGTGTCTCAGGTTCAAATATTAAAGTTGCATCTGCTGACGACCATTTTGGTAAATTAGTAGCACCAGCAAGTGCAACAGCAGCCGCGACTTTAGACGCTGGAACATACGATATCAACACAGCAGGGTCAGCATACTCATTCCAAGAATCTTTTATCAGTGGTGATGCTTTGTATGCAGTCGGTTCTGGAGTTGACGTTTCTGCCGGTGTAATTCCTGACCTACCTGTTCTTGCAAAAACAACCACCTATAGCGGTGGAGTAGCTGGAACTTTAGCTGGTACAGTCACAAGTGCTGGAGTTTTAACGGTCACTGCTGGTGGCGGTGGTACTTCTGCGATTGGACAATTTATCACGGAACTCTCAATATTAGATTAATGAAATGGTTAGGTTTACTTGTTTTATTTGTATCTAATCCACTATATGCAATTCCCGTTGTGCCAAATTTTAGTCAAGGCTCAAGTTTTAGCACCACGAGAACAACTACAAATATTAACGAACAGATCAAAACCGTTGAATTTTCAGGGTCTACTTATAGCGTTACAGGTAGTGGTGTCAGTGCTGACAGTAGCATTAGTCCGAAATATAATGACTTACAAACTACTCTTAATGGTGAAACCTATACATGGAAGCAAGTAGATTTAGACAACAAAGCAAACTTTTCACTAACAACAAATGGGGCAGCTTTTCAATTTACGGAAGTGTACAAACAGCCCTCGGTAAGTCGGATAACAGATGTATCAAGACAAATAACAAGCGAAAGCGTCACAGAAACTACTACAGTGTTCTCTCAGTAATAGCAAGTCTTTTTGGACAACCAGTTTTAGCAAATACTTCATCAACTGCGGCTCCAGTAGCACAAAGTTCATCTTCAGTATCAAATCAAGCCGTGCAAGTGTTGCAAGGTAATCTTATTGAGTCTCAGTTTGGAAATGGTGTTGTTTGCCAGAACTCAATGCTCACAATCAGCCCCTTTGTAACTACCACTTTTAACCAAAAGCGTCCTCAAGACTTGAGATATACTACGCCAGTGTACAACATGGCGACTGATGACAATGGTAACTTAACTAATGCTGGCGAAATTTTATATCATCAACAAAACTATTCTGCTAACAAAGATAATTTAGGAGTTAATTTTGGTATTGCTGCAACATTTTCTATTCCTTTAGGTCGTGCATATCAGGATGCTTGTTTAAAATCAGCTACTACTCAAGAGAAAATACAAAATCAAATATTAAACAACAAGATGCTTGACTATGAACTCGCAAGATTGAAAAATTGCGGAGAATTGAAAATTCAGGGTATTCAGTATGCAAAATCAAGTATTTATCACAAAATATGTGACGATGTCATAGTTACTGAAAAGATGGGTCAAGTTATACCACACGCTCATAAATTAAAATAAGCAACTGATCTATCCATCAGAGCAGAGGCAAAGTTAATTGCATGATAATGGGTCAAGTTGCTTAATATTATTCTACCTCTTTTTCTTCTTTTGAAATCTTTTTCTTTAGTTTTTTAAATATTGTAGAGATAAGCTTTTTTATTAAAGGAGCCAAAAGCGCAGACCCACCAGCGACCACACCAATAAGAGAAGTTGAAATAAGACTCTGAGGCGTACCAATAAAACTCTCTCGGAATGGTACTTCTTTCCAATTTTCGACACACTCAATAACTCCATCTATTTCTATTTTGGAGTAAAAATCAAATCTTTGAATCCTTTTGTCATTTCTGTAATCTCCTTTCATAAATTGTGGGTTTAAAGGTGGGCAAGGTATATAAAATTCTTCTTCTTCTTTTTTTCTTGCAACCTTTGGTTCTTGCGATTTGATTTCTGGTTTTTGTTCTGCCCTGTTAGTTAAAGTAGATTGTGTTCCGCTGAAATACATAGGAGTGTAATTCAATGGTTCATAGCTTGGCATCTGTGTACCGCACTCAATGACAGTACCATTCTCATCAATATCTATTTCAGTAAATAAATTATTTCTATGAACTTTTATACAAGCTGGATAATCAACAATTAATTTTGGAACTTTTTTTATCCTTGGAATAAATGGTTCATAAACTTGTACTTTAGGAATATTTATTTCTTTAATTTTAATCTCAGGCATTAACAGTCGTTGAAGTCAGAGGCCATATCTGCTCCGATCTTACCACCTTCTCTTCTTGCTGTATTTGTAGCAAAACCAGATAAGAACCAACCAACAATAGGAACATTAGATAACGAGGTTGCAAGTCCTGTTCCTGTTGCTACTGACGTTCCAATAAGTTGTCCTGTAGATTCACCTTTAGCTTTTTCTTTTATACAGGCTATTTGTTTTGCTGTAAGTTCACCACCATTTATAACTGCTACATCTTTTTCTCCAGCTACTCTTTGTGTTTCTTTTGTAGATAAAGCCTTACTTGCTCCTAAGAACCCTGCTGGCTTTTTACTGGTCTCCACTGATCCTATAATCCTTGGATCGTGCATACGATGTCTGATTCTATAACCTTGCATATCAGCTTCAATCTCATAAGTAGAATATTTACTAACAGGTAAATCAAACATAGGTAGATTTGATTTCTTGCTTAATAAGCTAATTGTATAAAAGTTGGAAGCAACAAAAAGAGTTCCAAGTCCTACTGATATTCCTTTAATAGTATTATTCATAGAAGCGTCACCATTAAACTTGTACAAATTTAAAATCTAGGAATAGCAGGTACTTTTAAACCTTGAGCAGGTATAGATGGACCTGTCATTTTTGGTAAGCCTTGATCCAATACTTTAGGCATAAGTCCAGAAACATTACCCATGACCTCTTTCATTAAACGGCTCTTGAACTGTTCTGAGGTTACATACTTATAACCAAAGTACCCTCCACCAATAACAGAAGTTACCATTAAGAAAGAAATAATGCTTAAAACATTAGCAATTTTTTGAAACATGATTAAAGAAGCATTTTTAAAGGCGTTAATGCCTGTCACTATTATAACGTTTATAGCAATTCTGGCCTTGGCTCCTCTTTATCTAACAATGGGATTAATGACAAGACAGTTGACAACAGAAACTAAGTAATTAACTTGTTACGATAAAATCTAGTTTTACAAGCATTAGAACAATACTTTCTTCTTTGTTCTTTAGTAAAAAACTCTTTACTACAACAACGGCAATACTTTTTTATGCATTTACCGTCACAACTCCCTCTTGCTTTTTTGCTTCTTCTTCCTCTGCTCTATCAGCTAAAATTGCATTGATAGCAATAGCTCTGTCCTGTATATTCTTTTGAACTTTTACAGCTTCTTCAAAATTTGTCTGTAAAGTTTTAAGTTCTTCCTGAAGTTCTTCTGTTGTTTGACGAGCCATAAATCAATACTTTGTTTTACCTAGTGTAACAGCAGCATCTTGAGCCGTAAAGTCCTCTGATGTCCAGATAGAAGTAGTATTATCCTCCTTCTTGTAGGCTTTGATGATTTCTAGATGCTCTACGTTTCTTTTGATTGTATCTTTCTGCTCATCTGTTAGAGAAGATAAAGCAGCAAGAGTATTGATTAAAGTTACGCTATCTCCAGCATTAGTGAAGATTGTAGCGATTTCATCTGTGGTACGTTCAGCCATGGTAATTTAAGTTTGTTGTTAGTAGTTTACCCTGCTTCGAGGGCTTGTACTCTAGTTGATAACTCTTTTATAGCATTTACAAGGATAGGTACAAGTCTTTCATATTTCATACCATAGCTCATGCCATCTTCATTTAAGTGAACAGCAAGAGAATTATCATTATCTGCTCCGTAACCATTTGTTTGTTCTACTGCAAGTGCTTCCTGTGCTAAAAATCCGATGTGTAATTTACTTCTTTTCTTTGACCCGTCAGGTGTGCCGTAGGGTTGCTCATCTGTTCCATACCAAGTTCTTCTATCCCATCTGTAAGTTATAGGTCTTAATGCTTCGATCCAGTTTAAGCCAATAGTAAAACTTGTTACATCTGTTTTATCTCTTTGATCTGAAGAAGATATTGAAGTATCAGCACAATATAAATTATTTATACTGTTATCACCAAGAACTACATTACCAGAACCGCTAGTAACTGAACCTGATGGACTACCACTATTACCAGCTTGATGACCAAGACAGAGGTTATAACTACCTGATGTAATATCATCACCAGCTTTACTACCAACAGCAGCATTACCATAACCTGTCGTTAAATTTTCTAAAGCTGACTTACCAAAGGCAGTATTATAATGTGCACCATTTAAATCATAAAGTGCTTTATGACCCATAGCAGTGTTATTATTTCCAGTGACAGCAGTATAAAAGGCTTGATAACCTATACCAGTATTGCTATCACCTCCATTGATATTGCCACCAGCATCAGTTCCGCCATAAGTGTTATAAGCAGAATCAGAACTTAGGCCACCACCACCACCGCCACCACTGGCTGCTGCAAAACCAGCCTCTCCGTTTGCATCTACCGTTAATACATGACCCTGTGTTGCCGTACTGCTTTTAACAACGAAATTAAGTGCTGGAACTCTAAATTTAGTAATATTGCTATCGCCGATAGTTACTTCATTGTCAACTGTTGCACTACTAGCAGAACTAAGTTTACCAATCAGGATATTATTACTTCCTGTAGTAATATTTGACCCTGCACGATCACCCAAAAATACGTTATCTGTGCCTGTACTGACACTATTACCAGCTTGATTTCCGATAGCTACTGTATAGTCAGCAACAGTAGCTTGATAAAGTGCAAGCTCACCAATAGCAACAGCTTTAGCTGAAGTTGTAGATGCTCTTGCAGCACGATTACCAATATAAACATTTCCTCCATTACCAGTAGTTGCATTTTCACCAGCTTCACTACCAACAAAAACATTGCCATTTTGTGTAGTAGTAGTTGTACCAGCTTTATAACCTATACCGACTGATCTAGTTCCTGTAGTTAGTGCAGCTAAACTTTGATCTCCATAAGCAGTATTATAATTTCCAGTTGTACAATAATACAAAGAACTTTGACCCATGCCAGTGTTTGAAGTTGCTGTAGTGGTGCTATAACCACAATAGGGACCGACATATACAAGTGAATTAGCAGTTGTAATACTTCTACCTGCATTAATACCCATACAGACATTACTCATTCCTGTAGTAATTGATAGACCTGCCGTATGGCCAAATATTGCATTATTATCTCCTGTTGTTATAGCTGTTCCAGCGTTATACCCAATTAAAGTGTTATAAGTTGCATTTGTACCATCAAAACTATCACCTGCATTTGTACCGCCTACTGTATTTTGCTGTGCGTCTGAAGATAATCCTCCAGCAGCAGCAGCAAATCCAGCTTCACCATTAGCGTCAACTGTTAGCACATGGCCTTGAGTAGCAGTGCTACTTTTCACCACAAAGTTTAAAGCTGGCACTCTTAGCTTGGTAACAGAGCTATTTCCTAATGTGATTTCGTTAGATATGTCTACTGCACTAGGTGTAGCGTTATTTCCTAGACAAGTATTATTTGAACCAGTAGTTAGTGTATTACCAGCATACTGTCCTACACAGGTATTTGTACTTCCCGAAGTAATATTATCAGCAGCTTGATAACCTATTCCAACATTAAACTCACCAGATGATAATGCTTCAAAGGCACTTCTTCCAATACCTACGTTATATCCAGCCGTAGTTGCAGCAGCACCAACAGAATAACCCCAAAAACTATTACTTTGACCAGTTGTTAATGCCTGACCACAATAATAACCGCCAAGAGTATTGAAATTTCCTGTAGTGATTGAATCACCGCACGTACTTCCAATTATTACTGATTCTCGAGCCGTAGTCATTGACTTACCAGCGTCTTTTCCAATTAAAACATTGTGAGTTGCAGAAGTAATACTTTCACCAGCAGATCTTCCTATAAAAACAGAGTTAGAACCAGACTGATTAACATACCCTGCTCTATATCCAATAGCTATAACATCACTTATTGCTGTAGCACCAGCCGATCCACCAGTACTAGCCTGATGTCCTATCATTACATTTCTACTTCCTGTCACGTTATATCCAGCCTGATCTCCCATAGCCATATTTTGCGTACCAGTTTCGTTTTCATATAACGCACTTGGTCCAATGGCAACGTTGTATGAAGCTGTAGTTGTTGAATATAAAGCCTTTTGACCGAAGGCAGTATTGTAATCCCCAGAAGTTACTGCTGTACCAGCATCGTATCCAATTAAGGTATTTGCATTTGCATCTGTACCAGTAAAGCTATCTCCAGCGTTAGTACCTCCAACAGTATTCTGTTGTGCATCAGAACTCAATCCACCAGCAGCAGCTTCCCACCCACACTCCCCATTAGCATCTACGGTTAAAACATAATCTTCTGTGGCTGTAGAATCTTTAACTGTAAAGTTAATGCCAGGGACTCTAAACTTGTCTATATTGCTATCACCAACAGTAACCTCATTACTTACTGTTGCTGAACTAGGTGTTGCATCAGCACCAATACATACATTTCTGCTTCCTGTTGTAGCCGTATCACCAGCATTTTGTCCAAGAAACGTATTTCTCAATCCTGTAGTTAAATCATTACCAGCACTTCTGCCTAAACCAACATTTCTTGCTCCTGTCGTAAGACTGTTTAATGAGCTACTACCAATACCAGTATTTATTTCACCAGAAGTACAGTTATACAAAGTTTGAAAACCCATAGCATCGTTAAATCCAGCAGTAGCATTATATAAAGCACCATCTCCTATTGCTACTGAATAATGACCACTAACAACGCTATAACTAGCTTGTCTCCCTATTGCAACATGGTTTGATCCGTCAGTTAATGATTGTAAAGCTTGATAACCTACGGCAGTATTTTGATGTCCTGTTGTAGTCGAATCTCCACATTGCATCCCAACATAAGTGTGTTGTACTCCTGTAGTAATTGCTTCCCCTGCTTCTGCACCTATACAAGTATTATTATCTGCTGTTGTAATCGCAGTTCCAGCATTATATCCAATGAGTGTATTACTATTTGCATCTGTTCCAGTAAAACTATCTCCAGCATTTGTCCCACCTACGGTGTTGTATTGTGCGTCAGATGATAATCCTCCGCTTGATTGATCTACCCAATCCAATCCACCCGACCCATCAGTTTTTAATACCTGATTTGAAGATCCATCAGTATTAGGAAATGTAAGCGTATAACTAGCACCAGCAGAATGTGGTGGTGATTTTAGCTTTATTCCATGACTATTCTGTGAACAGTTAAGCTGTAATGTTCCATCAGCACTACTGCCATCACCTTTAACCTCAACAACACCTGTACCATTAGGATTTAGTTTTATATTTCCATTACTTGTACTAGTAGTTATTTCACTGCTTTGAACATCTAAATTACCACCTAACTGTGGTGTTGTATCTTCAACAACATTACTTAAACCATTTACTTTTACGACAGAATTACCATCAGTTTTATTAAAAACATTTCCTGTATTTGTATCAACTAATAATTCTCCTGTGTTGGAGAAATCACTGGCAGAAGGAGTAGAAGTCCCTCTTTTATGCCTGATAACATTTGCCATAAATCAAAAAGTTCCCCCATTAATATCAAAACCTGATGTAGCACCATCTTCCAAAAATGTTACTAAATCAGACAATGCAACTTGTTTCATAGTACCAGCATCATTCATTACCATACGATCTGCTGTGGCTAGTGTTGTTGAAGTAGCGGATGTGCCTCCATCCATAATATTTAATTCAGTAGCAGTAGCAGTAACTCCGTCTAAAATATTTAATTCAGCAGTTGTTACAGTCGCCCCATCTAATATTGCAACTTCAGTAGCAGTTAATAACGCCAAGGCAGCAGCAGCACCAGTTTGACAGCTAGATAGTGCAGTTAAATCTGCGTCTAATGCCTGTTTTGCATCCAATTGAGTTTGAATTGCTGATGTAACACCATCTACATAATTTAGTTCTGTAGTATTTAAAGTTGCACCGTCAAGGATTCCCACTTCTGTTGAAGTAAGTAAAGCTAAAGCAGCCGCCGCACCTGACTGACAAGAGCTAAGTGTGTTTAAATCTGCTGCATATGCAACGATGTCCGATCCAATAGCTAAACCTAAAGCAGTTCTAGCAGCCGAAGCAGAGGTTGATCCTGTACCCCCATCTCCAACTGCAAGAGTACCTGTAATTGAACTGGCAGCTAAATCAACAGCTACTTCAGTTGATTCGATAACAAGACCACCATTTGCTTTTAAATCAACACTTAATTCATTTCCAGACTTATCTAAACCATTACCAGCAGTAACGTTTCCACTGGATGAGAAAGTACTGAAAGATAGATTATTTGTGCCGACTGTTGCAGTATCAGTTGTACAGACAAATCCAATATCAGCATTTGTAGAACCTTGCTCTACAAAAGTAAAAGCTCCAGCAGCGTTCGCACCAGTGGCTAAATCATCAGACCTTACCCATGAACTGGCTTTACAAAGATAAATACCATTTTCTGATGCTGTAGATTGGTTTTTTACAAGTACTCTTTCGTCAGCAGAAACAGCAACACCATCAATAGTTTGCGTACCAGATAAAGTTATATTTGCTGTCGTAGCAACCTTACAAGATTGTTTTACGTCTAAACCTTCACTTTGACTATCTACATATCCTTTAGTTGCAAAATGTGCATCAGTAGTAGGGGTAACTCCTGAAACTGGGTTTGTTGCACTTGCTAACTGATCAAGTCTTGATGTTCTTACTTGTGTATCGAAGTCACTTACCTTTGCTGATGTAAGCGTTGGTACGTCTGCAACGACAAGAGATCTAAATGTAGGTGCAGCAGCACTTCCACTCGTAGGTCCACCTAAAATAGTATTTGCTGTTCTTGTTGTTGTCTTATCAAAGAATGCTCCAGAACCACCAACAGTAATGATTGAAGATGCTTCTCCAGAGCCATTATCTCCAAATCCATAATATAATTTTAAATCACTTGCATTTTCATTAAAAGCTAATTCTGAAGGGGCAAGTGTAGAAGGTGCGCCAGCACTACCACTGGCTGCCCTTTTTTTAATTCTGATTGTGTTTGTCATTTAAAAACTGCCCCCAAAGACTAAAGTAAGTTTTGTTGTTGTTGCGTCTGCCTTAAATGTAGCAGAACTCGCATCATAATAAACAACAGATCCATCAATTTTGTTAGTTTCATCAACCTGTAACCCACCAGTTGCACCCGCTGGTCCAGCTGGTCCTTGAGGTCCAACCGTTGTAATTTCAACAGTAGTGACTTCATTAACCTGACTAATTTCAACTTTGTTTGGTGTACTCATTCTGAATAGCCCTCATTAATATATAGTGTACCTCTTATGTATTGAAATTTATCACCACTTGGTTCAGTTAATTGAACATCATATTTTAATTCATGTTTATTAAAAGTTGCTGTTTGTGTATCTGTTAAAGCAATATCTACAACACCACCTGTTCTACTTGTATAAGTAATAGACCAATCTGCATATTTTGTATCTCTAAAGCCATCAGAAGTAATACTATAAACTTCTGCGTCAACGGTATAACCTGTTAAATTAATTAGATTGCTATTGCCATCCCTAAAAGTAAGTTTAATAGGAAAATCATTACGTCTTGTAACATCAAAATCTGCAACTCCAGCAATAATAGCCATTAACCAGCCTCCAATGCAGCAACTTTAGTTTCTAATGTCTCTATCTTAGCAACTGCTTCCTGTAATGCTGCAACCAACAAAGGCACTATTT